AATCACATTTTCTAATTTATATAAATTTGTAGTAGGGTTTATAATTTGATAATAATTTTTAATTACTTTTGTTTATGTAAAGATGGTAACTAAGGTTTAGTTATTTTTAGTATATTAGTTCTATAAATAGTTTTAATTCTTTAGGTTTATGGTTTATACTGATAGGAGAAATAGGTTTCCGAATTTTTTCTGGTGGTTGTTATTGTTTATTGTTATTTCTGTTTTACTTACTTCTTGTGTTACGGAAAAGGCTTGTTCAAAATACTGGACCGAGAATCGGGTTGATAGCGTTTATGTACATGATACTATCGTATATCGCGATACGCTAATTAAGATTGATGAGCGGACTATCACAATTCGTGATACCGTTCCTTGTGATGACTTTGAATTAAACAAGGATTCTAACGGGGTTAAGATTAAAGTTAAAGTTACTAATAAGGTAATAACCGCGATTGCTTCATGTACCGCGTTAGAGATTAAGTTAAGATTGTATAATAAGATTAGAAGTATCTATCGTCATAGAGAAAATACTAAAGTAGTAAAGCTGAAAGGGGATAAAACGAAGTTTCAAATATTTAAGGATTATTGGTTCTGGATAACTATTAGTATATTAGCGACAATTTTAGCAATGAAGCTGCTAAAAACATACGCTAAATTTAAACTACCGTTTTAATGGCCACCAAAAAACAAACAATCGCAGGAAAACTCGCAGAACAATTATGTAAAGATTTTCCAACAAAATCAACTCTAACACTCGCTAAAATCCTTTACGGAAAGTACACTGAATCATTTAAAAACATTGAAGCCGCAAGGTCAATGATAAGAGGTTACAGGGGTGAAATTTCAAGGGGCATTCGTGATAAGTCTAAAGTGACCCCACAATCAACACCTAAGACACTTAACCCATACTTATTACCACAAAGCCACTCCCATAAAAAGGAAGTATTTGTACTGCCTAAAAGCAGCAAAAAAATACTTTTACTTTCGGATATTCATATCCCATACCAAGATAACGAAGCGATTGAAGCGGCTGTGGAGTATGGTATTAAAAACGGAGTAGATACAGTTTACTTAAATGGTGATACATTGGATTTCTTTGGTTGTTCTTTTCACGAGAAAGATGCTAGGAAGCGTCCTCGAATGAGTGAGGAGCTAGAGATGGGTCGCCAATTCTTAGATTGGTTAAGGCACAAGTTTCCGACCCAACAAATTTACTTCATTCCAGGAAACCATGAACATAGATTAGAACGGTATTTAATTGTTAAAGCTCCAGAGTTATTAGGCATTGAAGAATTTAATCTAGCCACGCTATTAAGACTTGGTGAAAAAAGAATCCATTGGTTAGAACATAAAAGTAAGGTTTACTTTGGTAAACTATTAGTTGAACATGGGGATAAAATGAAAGGTTCTGGAGGCATTAATCCGGCAAAGACATTATTAGACAGATTTAAACGGCCAACAATTTGTGGGCATTTTCACAGAACATCATCTGCAAATGACAAAATATATGATGATGGTGGTAATATATTAATGGCATGGTCAACGGGTTGTCTATGTGATTTAGAACCAGAATACATGGAACAGAATAAACACAATCATGGAGCTGCTATAATTGACATTGAAGAAAACGGTAAGTTTAAAGTACATAATTTCCCAATTATTAACGGTAAAGTATATTAATTATGACAAAGGGTAAAATTGATATTGATTTTTTATCATGGAGTTTTAAGTATTTTATAGGTTCCGAAAAAGAAATTATAGAATTAGATTCTAAACTTACCGGAGGAGATCCTAAACAAACGTCAGGATTTAAGTCTTGGATAGTTCCAGATAAAAAATATTTATTTTTAAATGAAAACGCTGAACTTGATACTATAGCTCATGAAGCTTTACACCTTACTAACCAAGCGCTCAAACATATAAGTCATGAAATAGATGTTGATAATGATGAAGTACAAGCACATGTTTTATCATGGATTATACGTAAATTAACTAAAGCACTTAAAAGACATAATAATAAAAAACTTAAATTATGAAATTAATAACCGATATATTGGTAATTTTTGATAGTAGCCCTGATATGTATATTGTTCAGGGAGAAATAAATTTAGGCCTAGATTCTATATTCATTATTAGACAAGCTTCTGAATTGGATATTCCAGATTTTAGACATGTAGTTTGGCCTAATAGTGAAGGATATAGTAACATATCTCTTGATGACTTTACTGTTTTAACATTAAGCAGCGGTTATGAGTACATCATAAAAATGCCTTACTACGAGGTAATGTTAAAGAAAAATTCGTAATTTAGCGTATGCGATACACAGATCAACAGTTACTTGAAAGAGTTAAAACCCTACCAGGATTTAAAGATTATCCTAAAGGTTATTGGTTTATAGCGGTAAGAAATCGAGAAGATATATATGATCAATTCGATGACCGTATATATATGTATAAGGGTAAAGAGTTTATTTTAGAATCTGATTGTACAACTAATCCTGGAGGTCCTATTCTAAAAGGCGGTTGGAAAAATTATACTAAAAACGGAGCTGCTATAATAGTAGCCGATGAAATATATTATGACACTTACCAAGCTTCCGGAACAAAAGACAGTAACGGAAATATAGTAAGAAAACATCATGATAAAATGAACTGTTTAAGACAGATCAAAAATCTAAAATATTATAGAGATACCGATAATGATAAGTATACTGATGAATCAGGACCTATATATTTAGGTAACTATTCTACTAATATTCATTTTAATAATTATAGCGTATTTCAAAAAATAAAACTAGCGGTTAAAAAATTTGTTGGTGAATGGAGTGCTGGCTGTATAGTTTTAAACGAACAAGAACCGTATGAAACAATGTATAAACTTTGTAAAGAATACGGTAAACCTGTAACACTAGCCTTACTTAAAGAATTTTAAATGGCAGCTAACTTTTCATATATAGATTCTGTAACCATTTCAGATCAATATACTACGCTGAATCTATGTGCTTCTACAGTGAATAGAAATCTAGTATTATCTAATATGAGTATTGTTCCTCAATCGGGAGCAGCTTCAGATGTTACTGTAAAAATAATTCGAGGAGCCTTAACTATTATTATATTAGAGGAATCTCTAGCCGCAGGCGATAAACTTTACGATTCTACTATAAGATATTTTAAACCAACCGATGAACTTAAAGTAGAATGTACTAATCCTATAGATTTATTTATAAACGGATCATGGTATTAATAATTGATTCAACCGGTAAGATAAAAAAAGCTTACCTATCATCAGGTATAATTGATTCATCCGGTGGTGGCGGTGGTACTGGAACTGTCACTAATTTCGGATTTACAAATGGTAGTGGTTTTCAGGGTACAGTTTCAACAAGTACTACAACACCAACTTTAAGCTTAGGCTTACAATCTAATAATAATTTTGTTACTGACGCTGAAAAAACTGTACTAAGCAATACATCTGGTATAAATACAGGGGATCAAACAACTATATCAGGAAATGCAGGTACGGCAACTACATTACAAACATCAAGACGAATAAACACAGTAAGCTTTAATGGAAGTGCTGATATAAATGTTGATGCAAATAAAGTTACTCAAAGTTATTTAGGTGGTGGGTGTTTAGTATCTGACATTCAAGGTTTTTTAACAAGCTCTTCAGGTAATCCTTTAAATAATCAACAGATAATTTTTATAGCAAAACCATTGTTAAAAAATGAAACAATTTCTGGTTTTAAATTTAGAATACAAATAAGCGGAGTTTTTGTAGGTAATAATAATAATAAAGCAGGAGCTTATGAATTAAACCCTGCAACAGGACTATTAACTAAAAGAGCCGAATCTGCAAATGATCAAACTATTTGGAAACAGTCAACAGCAATACTAAATACAGTCAGCTTTGTTACTCCATACGCATTTACAGCAGGAGTGATTTATTTTGCTTTTTTATATTGTCGTTCATCACAAACAACAGCACCATCAATACTAAGAGCATCGGCAAACTCACCTGATCAATATGCTGGTGTAAGTTTGGACTTCCCTAATTCAATAAAATTATACGGATCGTTAAGTTCACAAACAGATTTACCAGCAACAGTAAACATGAGTAGTATTACAGTATCAACAAATAATTTTTGGTGTCAAGGATTTTAATACATAAATTATGCAAGAATTAACTTTATCAGAAGTAAAAAAAGTACAAATAAAACAACCTGAATTTATTTATGCTGATTCAGTTGTAATAATGGTAGCAAAAGACTATGGGAATAGAGTTGAGGCTGAATTATTATTAAAAAATTCAATAACAGGTAATTCTCATAATGTTGAGTTGACATTATGGGATGGTCAAGATTATATAGATATAGGTGTTTGGACTGATCAAGATGTTATTAATAGAGTTGAAAAATTAATAACAACCGCATTTTAAAATATAAAATAGATTAAAGTTTGGATTAATCCCGACTTTTTAGTATATTGTAACATATTAAATCTTTTATAAACTTTAAAACTTAAATAAAATGGATATTTTAAATTGGCTATTTTTAAGAGCTAGTAAATTAGTTAGAACAAAACCTGCTAACCCTAAGTCAGACTTAGTTGTTTTAGGTGCCGATGTAACTTTTCTAAGAAGAGGTGATAGTTACAAAACTTATGGNATGACTCTAACTGATGCCATACAAGGCGGTTCTATAGGTAATACTAAACATTATGAGTTAGATAGATCAATTGCCGATACTGTAATAGTAGATACCCCCCGCGGTATTATTGATATTACTGGTATGGGTACATCATCTAATTTAACTCCTCCTGCTGCTTATGCAAATGCAGTAAAATTTTTTATTAATAATTTGGACTTAGACTTATCAGTAGCTAACAGAGATAATATATATGTACAGTATTCTGTATATTATAAAAGAGCTGCAACTGATGATAATACAATGCCTTATTTACTTTCTACAGGAGCATCACCCACAGGTTTAGAATTTAATCTTTATAATGCTAATGCTACAACAGCTGGTGCTAATAACTGGGATGGAGCCTTGTATGTATATTATGAATTATATACAATTAATTAATTATGTTAAACAATATAACAAACTTCTTTAATCTTATTCGCGGAAGAAAGATAAAAACAATTCCTGCTGACTCAGATTTAATTCCATTAGGAACTAGAGATTCTAGATATGATGGTTCATATCAACCTACAGCAATTCAGTTTAAAGACTTGGCTAGTGCAATAGGAGAGCCTTCAATAGTTCTTACACAAGGTATTATTGATCCTGAAGTACAAGCAACTATGACTCCTCTATCAGGAACAATTACTAATGCAGCGGGTTTAGTATTTGATAGATATAGAGTTCAAGGATATGCTCAATTAGCAGGTGCTTCAAGTTATGCCTATCTTATTGGTGTGGTTGTTGGCTCTAATGACATTGGAAGAGTAAGAGAAGATAGTGTTATTCTTGCAGAAGATACTAATGTTTATGATACAGTAGCTTCTACAATGAATAGAAGTGCTTTAGTAGGTGATACTTCTGGTAATTTAGTTTCTATACTATCTGCTTTTATTGCTGATGACAATACAATCAGTGCTACTGATGAACATTGGTTTACTTTAGTAATGACAGCAGGTGTCACTTTTGAAACATTTGTTAGTATTGATTTTACAATTGCCGTACCACAGGGAACAGTAATAGAATTTTTTAATTAAAAATAGTTATGAAAAAGACTAACTTAAATGAATATTTGCTTAATAAGTATGGTAATAAAGTAACAAACATTACTGGAAAGTTTGATGAGCAAAAAGAAAAGTATAAACAACAAGGTAAAAAAGAAGCATAATTATGTCAATAGGTAATTTAAAAACATCGGGTCAAAAGGGTAATAACTGGACTTGGCAGTATAAAATGCTAAAGCAGTTAGATGCTATTAATAGTAGTATTATAAATAATACTACAAATGTTAATCCCATGACTACTGACGCATTTGGAAGAGAAAGAGTTTCCAACCCACTAACATTATTTGACTCAAGTCATAGATTTGCTGATAATGGTTTATGGGCAACCTCCACTGCTACTGGGGCTACATCTGTATTTAATAGTGATCAAGGACTTGTAGATATGAATGTTACAGGAGCATCAAGCTCTAAAGTTATTAGAGAGACTACAAAAGTGTTTTCATATCAGCCCGGTAAAAGCTTACTTGTCTTATCTACATTTGTAATGGCTAATGCTTCAGTTAATCTTACACAAAGGGTTGGTTATTATGGCGACAANAACGGATACTATTTAGAACAGAAAGATAAAGNTAATGTAAGTTTTGTNGAAAGAAGTTNTGTTANNGGNGNATTANTAAATACCCCTGTTCTTCAAGAAGATTGGAATGTAGATCCAATGAATGGTGCTGGTCCAAGTGGTATTATTCTTGACCTAACAAAAGCTCAAATCCTATTTATGGACTTAGAGTGGTTAGGTGTAGGTACAGTAAGAATGGGATTTATTATAGATGGTAATTTTTATATTTGTCATAAGTTTCATCATGCTAATCTTATTCAATCAACATATATAACAACTGCCTCATTACCACTCAGATATGAGATAACAAACTCAGGGCCTACAGTTGGGGCAAATACATTGAAACAAATTTGTTCCACAGTCATCTCTGAAGGTGGATATGAACTTAGAGGAGCTCAAAAAGCAATAGCCACTCCTATTACAGCAGCTAGAACTTTTGCTGTAGCTGGTACATACTATCCAATTGTATCAATAAGACTGAAGTCTACAAGATTAGATGCTATTGTTATTACAACAGCTATTTCTCTTTTAGGAACAGGTAATGGTAAAAATTATCAATGGAGAGTGGTAGCTGGTGCTACAACCAGTGGAGGATCATGGTTTAGTGCAGGAGCTGATTCTGCTGTAGAATATAATCTAACAGGAACTAGTACAACTTTTGGAAGAGTGTTAGCTAGTGGATTTATTAACTCATCTAATCAAGGATCTCCAAGTATGAACATTCTTAAAGAAGCTCTTTTTGCCAATCAACTGGAAAGAGATCCTTTTACAGGAACAGCTTATGAAATTACAGTAGAGATGGCTGTAGGTACAACATCTGGTGGTGAAGGTGCATTTGCATCAATGGACTGGGAAGAAATAAGTAGATAATTATAGTAACTGTAAATAAAATAAAGTAATTATGTATGTATAACTAAATATTTTTTTTGTAAAATGAAAACTAATCTAAACATACTCAATAATTTATACTCATGGCTTGACGAAACATTAATATTTTTAGTAGCTTACGCAGCAACATTTTTAGCCCCTACAGGACCTTGGTTAGCAACTATAGGATTTCTTGTTATAGCTGATATGATACTAGCTATTATAATAGCTTACAAACAACCAGGTGGTATTAATAATATTCAAAGTAGAAAGTTAAGAAGAACTATAACAAAGTTTGCCGTATACGCTATAGCTATTCTAACAGCTTATATTATAGAGCTTAATTTTTTACCCGGAATGATGATTATGAAGCTAATTGCCGGATTAATAGCAGCTTCTGAAATAAAGTCCATTGATGAAAATATTGAAAAGATAACAGGAACATCATTGTTTAAAAGTGTTATAAGAAAATTTTCTCCTAAAGAAAAAAAAGATTAACTTTGTAAGGAATTGTTTTAATTGTTCTTTTGTTATTGTGCTCTTGTATTAAGATTAACACCCTCTATTCAAATAGTAGGGTGTTTTTTTTATTATTATTTTTAATAAAAATTTTTGTATTTAAAATAAATAATTTAATTTAGCGGTATAAATCGTTAAATATGTCAGAAAAAACCAATTACACAGAACAAGAACTTCTTGAAAAGAAGGAAGAAACTATTAAAGAATACGATAACCTAATTGCTATTTTATCTAAAGAATCAGAGTACTTAGAGGTTTTAGCTAGAAAAGAAGAAGCAATGTTACGTATTAGATTAGCCCAATCTAGAAGAATTCAGATTGAAGCTCCTGCTCCTCAACAAGATAGAGATGAAAAACCTAATAAAAGTTTTGATGAAACTAAAATTAAGGTAAGCTAATGGCTATCGTAAATCAAGTTAAAAAGGTAGTAAAAATGGATCTTTGGGACATTATACGGTTTCAAATATTCTTCTATTGCTATATAAACAAGTTTTCGGTAAGTGAACAAAACTTAGATTGTTTGACTCTATTAGCTCTAACCGGGGATCAAGAGTTGGGAATTTTTTGTGATAGTGTTGCTGAACATAATATATTCAAGAACTCTCAATCTACAAGAACCTCATTACCAGTTTTAGAAAAAAAGAATCTAATCCTTACATATAAAAACGGTAAGGAAAAGAAACGTATAAAACTTAATGAAAACTTGAATATACAAATTACCGGTAATATTTTATTAGATTTTAAAATAGTTAGAATTGAATCCGAAAACACCTGAAGAATTAATTGAAGAGTTCTGTACTCTAAATAATCTTGACAAAGCAACTGTTAAAGATGTATTAGAGTTTTATTTTAAGGAAGTAAAGGATACACTAGTTAATCTTGAACATCCTGAAATACTAGTCGAAAATTTAGGAACCTTTTCAGTTAATAAAAACAAGTTAATTAAAAAGATAAAAAGAGTAGAATTTCTTATAAATGCAACTCCTCCTAATTCATATTCTAATACAGCTAAACACTATAAGCTTTCTAAAGAATTAGAATCTTTATCAGCTATCTATAAAAAAATTCTTGAAGAAGAAAACCGTAAAAAATTATATAAATTAAAAAAATGGGAAAGCCGCTTAAATTCACAAGAATCTTTAGAGGATTTTGGAACTTCATCTTTAGAAAAAGAAAAATAGAAAAGTTAGCTAGGGAACGTATGAAAATATGTTCAACTTGTAACTTTCTAGATACTAAAGGTGATACGTGTTATGTTCTAGGTACTCAACCTTGTTGTGGTATATGCGGTTGTAGTCTTAAACTTAAATTAAGAGTACCCGAAGAAACGTGTCCTAATAATGAACCTAAATGGTAATAGTATGTGGCAAATATGTCCTCTTTGTTTAGGAACAGGTCTTGATCCTACAGTAACAACTGGTACAACAACGGTAACCTGTCCGGTATGCGATAGTACAAGAATAATATCCGAAATCACGGGTAATCCCCCAAAATATGATAATATAAGTTCTACAATAAATGGGTCAATTACCCCTATTCGTAGAGGTTGTCATATAATGGATTGTGAATGTGACGGATCATGTAATGAAATTATAGGATATAAGTTTGAGTAGTATGTAACTTTTGGTGACTGATAACACCAAAATTATATATTATGGCAATTAAATTTATTGACAAAGGTCATATCTATGAAAGTATAGAAAATGACGGTATAAAATGGATAAGTGTAACTTCTATTTTATCAAAGTTTAAAAAACCGTTTGATCCAGATAGTATTGCTGAAAAATGCGCAACTAACAAAAAATCAAAATGGTATGGGTTAACCGCAACTCAAATAAAAGACTATTGGAAACAAGAGGTCGATGATGCTATTATATTAGGTACATGGTATCATAACCAAAGAGAATCTGATATTCTTGAATTTAATACAATAACCCGTAACAACATAGATTTACCAATCTTTAAATCACATACTATAGACGGTATAAAATATGCTCCGGAACAAAAACTAATTAATGGTATATATCCCGAACATATGGTTTATCTAAAGTCAGCTGGTATATGTGGTCAAGCAGATAGAGTAGAAGTCATAGATGGTTATGTTAATATATCTGATTATAAAACTAACAAAGAAATAAAGACCGAAGGTTTTGTAAACTGGGAAGGAAAACGGGATACTTTGTTAGCACCTTTAGATCATTTAGATAATTGCGAACTACTCATATATGGGTTACAGTTAAGTATTTATATGTATATCATACTAAAACATAACCCTAAACTGAAACCAGGAAAACTAACTATAGAACATATTATATTTGAGGAACATACCCGAAATAAGTATAATGTAAGGAATTTAGTTAAAGATCATGACGGTAAACCTCTTTTTAAAGATATGATCCAGTATGAAGTACCCTATTATAAGGATGAGGTAATTACAATAATTAATCATTTAAAAGATGTCAACACTAAATCATAACATACCTAGTTTTAAGTGTTTAGTAAGAGTTTCACATTTTACTAAAAACCCTGAAGATAATGATAAATATCATCAAGGTTATGCTTTTGCTATTCAGTCTTTATCTAATAAGATACTAACCTTTCATGTTATGACTGACTACGGTATGTTAAGATCGAGAATTCCTTTATCCGAAATCTATTTAAAAGAACCTATTGCTGATATATCTTATGATTTTAAACAGCTTTGGGATTGTTTTTCAGAAAATGTCTCAGTTACTAAATATGATTATCTAGTTGAAAAAAGATGTAAAGTTGTACTAAAAGACAACAGTTTAGTCTGGGCTAAATATCTTATGACAATAGACTGGTATAGTAATCCTTATTCAGATGAACCCAGTGATTATAAATGCGGTCACTTACTAGTAGCTGATGAAGGGTATTTATTATGCCAACCTAATAATCGGATATATTGGAAAGATTCAAATTGGGTAACTAAGGATTTTCCGATCCCTGTAAAAGATATTAAGGTAGATCAAGAACTAATTAGCGTAGAAAACGTTTCAAATAAATGGATTACTGAAGATTCGGATTGTTTCTATTATGATATAAAAAAGTAATAATATTACTATATTTACAGAATGATTAAATTATTTGATATTGAAAATGGTGTAATAGTTCCTACTGAACATTGTTATACTTTAAAAGAACTAAAGTATATAATGGATACTTACCCAGATCAATATCTTAAAATATATCAATATTTATTTTACATGACTTGTTATGATCCCGATATGAATCCATTCTTTAACATAAAAGAACTTGAAAGAGAGGAGGTTATAATGCAACAGCTGGATCCGAGCTTTACTACTGAAGACAAAGGGATACAGGAAGCTTTAAAATTATGTGAAAAATTATATACTACTGCTACCCAAAGAGCCTATAAAGGAATAAAAACTGCTTTAGACAATATAGGGGATTACTTATCTAGTGCTAAGATTACAGTAGGTAGAGATGGAAACTTTAATTCTATTATTGCTGCTGCTGAAAAGTATGATAAAATAAGACATTCTTTTAAAAATACAGAACGTGACTTGATAGAAGAACAACAATCCAGGGTACGTGGTGGAGGCGGATTAGCTTATGATCAATAAAATATATTATGGAAACAAAAGAAATACTTGAATTAATTGATTATGTTTTTAAAGTATCTACAGATCCTTATAAATCTTTAGAAATTAGAAGAAATTCTGTAGAAAAAATTAAAACAGAATTATCTAAAACTAAAACTGTTAAATTACCAAAAAATGAGTAATGATAAATTATATGATTGGGTATTTCACTACAATCATTACACTAATGAATGGTGTGCTTTTAAAAGAGAGTACTATTCTGAATATTTTAACGGAAATCACAATAATGTTATTAGGAACAAGAGTCATAACAACTTAGTGGATTTTATATTAAAATCTTCAGAAAAGAAAACCAAATCTAAAGAATGAGCCAACTAGTAATACCAACTTGGGATAATGGAACTTGGACTTATACTGAATTTGAAAATACGGATAAGTTTAAAGATTTTCTTGTTCCTCTCTTTAAAGAGCCGGGTAAATACGAGTTTAACGAAACAGCCTTTGTTTTCAACCAAGAAAGTAGAAATTTCAACCAAAACCAGTTATACTGCGTTCACCCTAGGAACTCAACGGATTTCATTAAATATTGGGATGATCAAAAAGAAAAGTGTAGAAAAGGCGTAATCTACATAGACGGTCCTAATACATGGTATCTTACAAGAGATTATTATATGTGGTTAAACTTTCTTCCTATTTATGATAAAGAAGAAAGTAAATTCGGATTTGCTAAAATTCGTGATGCTCAATATCATATGGCTTTATATGAGGTATTAGCTGAGCTACATCATAAACATGTAGCTATAGTAAAGAAAAGGCAGATTGCCTCATCATATTTTCATGCTGGTAAATTCATAAATCAGATATGGTTTGAAGAAGGAGCTATACTAAAAATAGGAGGTAGTCTTAAAACATATGTTCAGGATACTTGGAAATTTCTTGATGAATATAAAAACTTTTTAAATAGTCATACCGCTTGGTATAGACCAATGAATCCTAGTAAAACCCTTATGTGGCAACAAAAGATTGAAGTTACTACAGGGTACGATAAAAGAAAGATTGAACGAGGTTTAAAAGGAGTAATACAAGGAATGTCTTTTGAAAAAGATCCTACTACAGGG